GCAATTTCTCAAGATGCTAATAACCCTACTGATGGTGAATTGTTATTACATACTACACATAATGGTGTAGAAGGTAACTACGATGAATGTGATGAGAACTTCTTTGCATCTAATTATGGTCAATCTCGTACATCGGGTAGTCAAACTCGTACTTTTTATTTTACTAATGAAAATGCTCCCCCACCTGAAATCACTAATAATGATGAGATGATTGCTTTCTATGATGAGGATGTATCAGAGGGTGCAAGTACTACTGATCCAGATTTGATTGGAGATGTAAGAGCACACTTTAATATTCTTAACATAAAACAACTGTCAGCATCTGTTCCTTCTATTCCAGGTAAGTTAGAATTAAAACAATTAAACAAAACTTTTAAAAAGACAGTTATTGTTGGTAAAGTTTATCCAGTCACTGTTTCTAATGCAGGTCAAGGATTGATGGGTAATACTCCTGCTCCTATTGGTGCTTTAAAGGCAGTAGATGTTGTCAATCAAGATGCTCAGAACAGTAATAATGAGACTTCTGTAAAGATGACTAATGTTTTTAGTACTACAGAGTATCAAAATTCAGCGAATAGAAAACTTTGGAGAACGAATGTTAATAATAGGGGTGGGTTTATGAATGAGTATGGGGTTTGTCCTTTTGATACTAAGGATACCCTTCCTGACAATCCCTATGCAGGAACACATACTATTAGATGGAACAATGTTAACTTCCCTATTAGTGGAAACTATACTATTAGAGTAGCAGTAGATGATAATGTTGATCTTAAGATAGGTACTGTTAAAGGTGGAAATGTACTTACAATTTCAAAGAAAGGATATACTTTTCCTGCTGGAGGAGGAATTAAGAGTACGGGAGTAGGAACTTATGTAAGATATATTGAAGCAGGAAGGTATACTATTCAAGCAGATCTTGAGCAGATTCCTGGTGGTAAATTTGGATTTGGTAAGATAAGAAAGAAGGGTGCTGTTCATGATTATAGTGGTCATGGATTGAATCCAATGGCTCTTGCAGTTAGTATTGATACTACTGTTGCTGATGTTGAAGAAGTAGTTACTCAGTCATGGCATGGTAATCCAATGGGTGTTGCTTTAAATATTAAAGCACCTCTTCCTCCTGCTCCTGTGCAACCTATACCTAAACAGGAAGGTAGATGTCCTAGTAATCCTGTGTGGTCTACTAGATTCCCTAATGCAAAGGATGGTACATGGTATCCTGTAAGGTTTGATAGTTGGGGTAAGTTCCATAATAAGTATGGTATGTCTCCAGTTCCTCCTCTTCCAATAGGAGGTACTGATAATGGTGGAGTTCCTTTTACTAATAGATGGGATGTAGATATTCCTTATGATGGTTGGTATAAACTTAAAGCAATAATAGATGATATTGGAAAGATATCTATTGACGGGGATGTAAAATTAGATCTTAAAAATAAAAAGAAAGTTGAATATCAAGATGTTTTGTTCTACTTATCAGAAGGAAGGAAAGAAATTAAAGTAGAGATTGAAAATAATAGTACACGAAAAGTAAAAATGATTGACCAGAAGGTCTTTAATACTAAAGATTGGGTTAATATTGATCCTCCTAGAGGTGGAGGTATTCAAAAAGATGTTAATTTTAAAGTAACTTCTAACAGTGCTTTTATTAATTCTATTACTATTAAGGGGTTAATATATGAGCAAGCACCAAAGTTCCAGTCAAGTACTGCAACTAAAACTAATCTTGTTCCTGGTCCTGCTACTCCTGCCGCAGTAAAATTTATAAAGAGGGGTAAGAAGTATTATTTAAAAGCATCTGGTAACGATAAAGTTCAAGTTAAGTTTGATTTTAGATGTGTAGCACCAATCTTTAAAGGAGGAGCTGTCATTCAACCTACATGCGTACCTGCTACTGGTATTACTCCTGCTGGATATGCTAACACTACTAAGGGATACCTTATGTATAATGATGGTTTTACATCAAATGGGGACTTTGTAACAAGTTATGTTTCTACTTGGTCAACTGATATAATTAAAGGAATATTAGGTGTTAGTAAAGTTTACTTTTATCAAGAGGTTTTTGAACAAATTACATCTTCTTATGCAACTATCTTAAGTAGAAGGCCAGAGGCAGATGGATTTGATTATTGGGTTAATTCATTCAAGGATAATTTGGATTGGACACTAGACGATCTTAATACTGCAATTTTTGATTCTGCTGATGAATCTCCTAATGGTGAATTCTTACTAAACGCTTCACACGATGGTCTTGAAGGTAACTATGATGAATGTAATGATAACTTCTTGGCATTTGATTATGGTCAACAGACTATAACTAATATTGCTGAACGTGCTGCTATTGAATCTGTTACTATTCAGACAAAGGATGGACCATTAACATTTGATAATCTTCATGAAACCACAACACTTCCTGATTGGCCTTTTAAGGGTTCATCTGTGGTGAAAGATGCTGTGTTTGAGAATGGTAAAGAATATGAAGTTACTTTTAATGGATTGTTGAGTCGAGCAAGAAGTACACCAGCAATTAAATATATTGGATTAAAAACAGATAGTGATAAAAAATATATTAATTCTAAGAAACTTGTGTTTGATGATAATTCAGGTAATGGATTTGATGTAAATGCTACATTTACTATTGATAGTGGTGATGTTACTTTCTCTTCTGATGGTAATAGTTTAGTGGGAAGTAAGAGTGGAAATGTTACAATGACTTATAGTTGGAATGATCACCCTAATATTGCTGGAGTAGTATTAGATGAAATTAAAATAGGAAAGACGACTTGGAAACAATCTGGTACAAATGGTAAGGTAACTCGTACCTTTAATTTTATTGCAGACCCTAATCCTACCCCACCACCTGAAATTAGTTCTGGCGGTGCTACTGATAACTCTGCTACTGATGAACCAAATCAAAGAATTTGTTTCTATGATACTGATACAAGTGCTGGTGCAACTCCTGGACCTGATTTAGATGGTGATGTTAGAGCACATTTCACTGCTATTAATGTCATTCAGATGGATGATCCAGACACAATAGAAGAAGATGTTATTGTTGATAGTAAGAAATTAGTTCAGTCAATAAATCCCGAACCAATCATTAAAGATGTTGTTATTGGTCAGGTCTATGATGTAGAAATTGCAAACGCAGGACAAGGATTGATGGGTAATACTCCTGCTCCTCTTGCTGCTTTAAAGTCACAAGGTGGTATACTGATGGCAGAGGATCTTCCTAATGTAGCAGCAGGAGAACAAGGTGGCATTACTCATGATGATTTGGTATGTAGTGTGTCTCATGGTAGGTTTTATGATATTCAAGGTAATAAATGTAAATATATAATTGATCCTCCAGATACAGGAACGACAGTAAGGTATGGAATAACATATGATGGTCCTCCACTATCAACTTATGGATCATATGAGGGTTTCGGACCACTTATTACTCCGACATGGACAACTGATGAAGAATATATTAAAACTCATAATGGTACAACTTGGGTTATGAAATTTAATGGTGTGGATTTTCCTGTAACAGGTGATTATGATGTAAAAACAATAGCAGATGATTCGGTAATTGTTAAAATTGATGGTGAGGAAATCATTAACGATCCAGTAGGTGGAAGGGGTGTGAAGAGTAAAAAGTTTAAGGCGAATAAAGGGAAAAGAAATTTAGAATTGGTTTTATTTAATATGGATTTTGGAAAGTCATATTATGGTGGCAATCCTGTAGTTGCTGGTGTATCAATTACTAGAAAAGTTGATGCTTATGCAGGAACACCTGATGCTAGTAAGTCTTGGATGGAGAATCCAATATCTATTTCTGCAGAATTAGTTCCTCCACCTTGTCCTAGAAAGGTTATTGGTACTGGTGTTGTTACTGAGGTTATTATTGAGGATCCTGGTAATTCATATCCTCCTCCACCACCTCCAGGAGATGGTTATCCTGCTATTGTAACTCTAAATGACATTGATGTCGTTGATCCTGGTATTAACTATGATTGTTCTAAGGATAAAGTAGTGATTGAACCTGCTAATGGAGCAGAAGCTGTTTTAGAATGTGATAATTTTGGTAGAATTAAGAATGTTACTGTAACTAATCCTGGACAATTTACTGCATGGCCTCAACTTTATATTGATAGTCCTACAGGAGTTGCTGCATCACTTAGACCAAAGTTTAAAATTACTCGTGAACTTCCTCCTGCAGTTATGATTGATGAGGGTCTTGATCCTGATAAATTAATACAAGTAACTGATCTTGTTGGAATCAAACAGACAGGATACTATGACGGTAAACCTTACTATGGTGCTGTCTTCTATAAAGATGGTGTCAGATATGCTGGATACTATGAAACCACTGGTGTTCTAGTTCAGATATATGATACTATGCAAGAAAGCATCGATGGTATGGTTACTACACCTCCATCTGCAATTCAGAGACAGGGTACTGATATTGCAAGTGATGATCCTAATCTTGACATCCCTAATACTCCCGACAATCTTATTTAAATATGGATAGGTTATCTAGCACCGCTAAAAAGAATTATACTGAGGTAGGACTTGGTAATGATCTAGGTCACATTAAATTTGGCCACATCAACCAGAAAGGTGATGTTACAATGGGTGTTTGTGTTGGTGTTGGTCGTGAAGGTTCTGATGATGCTCGTCACCAACTTAGTTTTGAACTTGATGGTAAGAGGAAAGGTTTTACTACTCTCACTACACCTACTCAGTTTAGAGTAGAGTGTGGTCGGAATTGTAAAGAAGAAGAGAACGCATTAAATATAACAGCACAGAATGGTGACATTTCTATTGCTGCATTGAATGGTAAAATTAGATTATCTGCTACTTGTATTGAAATAAATGCAACAGGTGAAGGTTCTTCTAAAGGATTAGTTAAAGTAGATGCAACAGAATCTGTTAAAGTAAGTACAAAAAAATTACTTGTAAATACTAGTACGATTTATAAGTTAGTATCCACAGGTACTGGTGAGATAGTTGCCAATACAGCATTAAAGATGTATGCTTCTATAGTAAAAGGAGTTACTGATGCTGTGAAGATTAAAGATTCTAAGAATTTGCATCAACAATACCAGAGGGATAACATGTATCATGGACCTAATTCAGCATTTAGTGCTCAAGCACAAGAAGTGCATGATCAACCATAATTAAGGAGGAATAAACAATGACAATGAATTTTGACGATGTTCAAGTCGGTGGTCAACTTATGATAGGCACAGGAGCTCCTCCTGCTGTTGGTCAAGGATACCGAAGAATAAATGGGTCTCTTTATGCAGAAGGTCCAGTTCTTTTTGGTGATCAATCAACTTATGGTCGTCCCTCACGGGATAGTGCTACTTTATTGTTAGCTCCTATGACTAATACTGATAAGCATTGTCCTCATCCTACAGATAGTCTTGGGGTATCTGGTAGATTGCCTGTGGTATTAGAAGCAAAGGGTGGATGTTTGATTGATGGTGATTTGTATGTTACGGGATCAGTTGATTGTTTGTCTACAGGTAGATTAGAAGCAAGACATGCAGTAGCAGATAGTCTTCCAAAGAAATTTGACATACCTCATCCTTCTGAAAAGGGAATGCGTCTTGCTCATGCATGTATTGAGGGTGCAGAAGTTGCTATCTATCATAGGGGAAGGTTGAGAAATGAGAAGGAGATTTTCTTACCTTCTTATTGGAAAGATTTAGTACATGTTGATAGTATTACAGTACAACTTCAACCCATCGGTGCTCATCAGGATATTATTATAAAGAGATGGGATGATGAGAAGATTTATCTTCAAGCAAAGGGTGGAATGCCTATTGATTGTTTCTACCATGTTTATGCTGAAAGAAAGGACATTAATCCTCTAACAGTAGAATATAAAGGTGAAACATGGGAAGATTATCCTGATCCTACAGCAACTGATCCTAAATATGCTGGTCAAAATACTATAACTCGTTGACAATTATTTGGATGGGTGGTATACTGGATGAGTATGATGAGTGCTTGGATGGACGAAGAATATCTAATGAAGTGTGTTGTAGACCCACTTAAGAAAACTTTTTATCTCTATTCTAATGAAGGAGATACAAAGGAAGTTGTCTGTGATAACACTGATCAGTTTATGAATGTACTTGAATTGGTACGCTCTACTTGTCCTGAAGGTAGGTTAGTTTACACAGATCCTATTGCTCAGGGGAAAACCGACGTTTGATTTCAAAAAAGTCGGAAAAAAACCCCGCCAATTTTTTCCTCATGTAAGGTTCAGCAAGGATTTGTTTGATGATAAATAATCCATAACGGCTATACGTGTTAATAAGATGGGTCTCTCCAGATTAGATAATTTCTTGAAATCAGTAAGAGGAACGATCCTCTATGTTAACCCTAATGACCTTGATGCTACAGACAGTATTGAGAATCAGGGTAATTCGTTAACCCGTCCTTTCAAGACTATTCAAAGGGCATTAATAGAATCTTCAAGATTTTCATACCAGAAAGGACTAGATAATGATAGATTTGGTAAAACTACGATATTACTTTATCCTGGAGAGCATGTAGTAGATAATAGACCTGGATATATTCCTGATGGGGCAAATAATTATAGACTCAGAAGTGGTGCAACAACTAATGATTTACCTCCATATGACTTAAATTCAAATTTTGACCTAACTTCACCTAATAACGAACTTTACAAGTTAAACAGTGTATATGGTGGTGTTATAGTTCCTCGTGGTACATCTATAGTTGGTCTTGATTTAAGAAAAACCAAGATTAGACCAAAATATGTTCCAAACCCAGAAAACGCAGAAATTGAAAAATCAGCACTTTTCCGTATAACAGGTGATTGCTATTTTTGGCAATTTTCCATGTTTGATGCAAATCCTAATGGAAAGTGCTATATTGATTATACGATAAACGAGTTTGTTCCTAATTTTTCTCACCACAAACTTACTTGCTTTGAATATGCAGATGGTGTCAATAATGTAGATATTAATGATGATTTCTTAACTTACTCTACAGATCGTACTGATTTGCAGATGTATTATGAGAAGATTAGTATTGTATATGGTCAATCTTCAGGTCGTGCAATTGAACCTGATTATCCAAGTAATAATCTTGATATTCAACCAAAAATTGACGAATATCGTATTGTTGGTTCTACTGGTTTATCAGTTGGAATTACAAGTATTAGATCAGGTGATGGAATAACTCCAACTTCAAGTATTACTGTTACAACTTCAGATGCGGTTCCTGGATTAGATGTAGATACACCTTTCCGTGTTTCTGGACTTGCTGCTTCTGGTTATAATGGTCAGTTTGTAGTTTCAGAGAGACCAACTACAACAACTGTAGTTTATCAAGTACAAAATCCTCCAACAGTAGCACTTCCTTCTCCAGCAGGTTCTACTTTAGCATTAAGTTCTGATACTGTTACCTCATCTTCACCATATATCTTTAACTGCTCATTAAGGTCAGTTTATGGTATGTGTGGATGTCTTGCTGATGGTAGTAAGGCAACTGGATTTAAGTCTATGGTTATTGCCCAGTTTACGGGTATTGGACTACAGAAGGATGATAATGCATTTGTTCTTTATAACACGACAACTGGTGTATATGATGATAATTCTGCTGCAAGTAAACCATTAAGTACTGACTCTAAAGCAGTATATAAACCTTCTTATAGAAACTATCACCTTAAGGTAAATAACGATGCTGTTGTACAGGCAGTTTCTGTGTTTGCTATCGGTTATGCAGAGCATTTTGTAACTGAGAGTGGTGGTGATATTTCACTTACAAACTCCAATTCAAACTTTGGTGCTAAAGCACTTTGTTCTACTGGATTTAAAAAGGATGCATTCAAACAGGACGACAAAGGATATATTACTCATATTGTTCCACCAAAACAGGTTCCATTAACTGAAACTTCTATTGAGTTTGAGTTAGTTGATGTAGCTAAAACGGGAAATATTACTGGTATAGGTTCTACCGCAAATCTTTATTTGTATGGGAAGACGAACCAAGATGCTCCTCCTGAAAATGTTTTAGAAGGATATAGATTTGGTACAAGAACTAATGAGAGTTTAAAAGTATTAGTTGCTAAGGATGGTTCTGTTACTGAGTATAGTTCAAGAATTGTAATGCCAGGTTCTCAGTCAAGTTCTGAGAAAAACTTTACTGTTAAGCAAGGTCCAACAGGAATTAATAGTATTGGTGCAAGAAGTGATGGTGGGAATCCTGATGTTATTACTTTAACTGCTGCACATGATTTCCTTGAGGGAGAATCAATTCGTATTATTAGTGATAATGGTAGACTTCCTGATGGTTTAGAGTCAAATGAAGTTTATTATGCTATTACTTCTGGATTAACTGCTAATACTAATATTAAGGTTGCTGAGACATTTGATGGTGCATTGAAAGGTAATGCACTTTCTATTAATGATAAAGGTGGATTATTAAAGGTTGTAAGTAGAGTATCGGATAAGAACTCTGGAGATATTGGACATCCAATTCAATGGGATATTACAAATTCACAATGGTATGTTAAGGCTGCGGAGGATCTTGCGGAGAATAAAATATATTCTGCTATAGTAAGTCTTGGAACTACAGATTTAGGTGCTGCAACTCCTAGAACTTATATTCAGAGAAAGAGTGATAATAGAAATTCAACTGATACCATATATCGTGCAAGATATGTAATTCCTAAAGATGGTGGTATAGCAAGACCTCCTAGTGATGGATATATTCTTCAAGAGAGTAATACCTCTATTGGTTCTACCGATGGTGAGATTCAAACTTACTTTGGAACTGGATCTATTACTAATGAGAGTGAACAAAGAAACTTTAGATTTATTGCTGATGCAACATGGGATGGTTCAAATGTTAATGTAGTTACTGAACTTCCACATAATCTTTCAGTTGGATCTAGAGTACAGTTATCTAATGTTAAGAGTAGTACAAATACTACTGCTGCTGTGAATGTTGGATATAACAGAGAATTTGCGGTTACTGGTATTACAGGAACTAAAAACTTTACTGTTGGTTTAACAACTAATCCAGGAACATTTACTAACGATACATCTTCTAGAACCACTGCTTTACCATACTTTAAGAGAAAGACTTTCAAAGATACTTACTTTGTTTATAGAGCAGAGGAAGCAAAGAAATATGTTTCAGGTGAACAGGATGGTATTTACTACTTAACTTTATTAAATGCATCAAACTCAACTCCTGTTAGTCCATTTACTGAAGAGAAATTTGCTCAACCTGTAAGTGATCTTTATCCACAAACAAATAGGGATAATCCAAATTCAGACCCAGACCCAACAGTTTCATTTGCTACTCCTGATTTAGTTGGTGATGTTGTAGTTGATGAAGTTCAGAATAGTGTAACCAGAGAAACTTTAAACAAGTTTAATTCTGATACAGATATTGGTGTTAATATTTCTAATATTACTTCTCAGACTGGAACTGCTCATACTATTCATACTGATATTGATCATGGATTAAACCGTATTACCAAAGTCAGTATTAATAATGCTGGTGCAGGTTATGGTTCTGGAAGTGCTGGAGATATTTACAATGCATCTTTAGTTGCTATAGGTGCTTCTGTTACTGGTCATAATGCAACTGCCAAGATTACCGTTGATGGTAATGGTGTTATCACTGCTGTTAAGATAATGGATGGTGGTAGTGCTTATGGTATAGGTAATACTCTTGCAATAACTGGAGTTACAACTTTTGCACCATATACCCAAGCAGTTGTTGAGGTTGATAGTATCTATGATAATGTTGGAGATACTGTTAGAGTTATTGGTGTAGGTTCTGAATCCTATGTTGGATATAATCAACTTCATAGAATTACTGGTGTTGAGATTGGTGCTGCTAAGACAGTAACAGTTGAGTCTGCATCTACGATAACAGGATTCTCTACTGATGTTGGTTCGACTTTATGTGATGGTTCTTACTTCTATTCAACAGGTGAATCAATTAGAATCAATACTTTAGTTTATAATAAGGATGTTGGTATTGCTACTGTTACAACAACTAATCGTCATGGATTAAGAGTTGATAATAAGGTTGCATTTACTGGAGCAAATGAAGCACTTTATAATGGAAGCTTTGTAGTTAATGAGAATATTAATCTCAATTCATTCTCAGTTAAGGTTGGAGTAGGAACACTTGCACCGACTGCAACAGGAACTTTATATGCTTATCGTGAAGGTTATGCTTCTAATGATGGTGTTATTACTATTGATAATGAAAACTTAAACGGTAGAATGGTTCCAACTTATGCTGGAATTACTACTACATTGGCAGGTGATATGGCAACACCAAATATAGATGAAGTAAATCTTACTAATCTATCTAAGTTGGATGTTAATATCGG